CCCGATGGACATGGCCGGTACGGCCAACCTCGGCTATATCTCTGGTGCAAGCAGCGGCGAAGTTACCTCTTCCACCGGCACCAACGCCACAATCCCCGGTTTCACAAGCACTAATGCCGGCCTGGCTGGAGCAAGTGGCGGCGGTACTGATAATTTCCTCCGCGCAGATGGCACTTGGACTAATCCTCCAGGAACCACCGACCTCACCTACGCAACTGCCGCAACGACCGGCACCATCAATTCCAGCACTGGAACTGATGCAACAATCCCCAAGTTCACCTCTACCGATGCCGGCCTTGTCCACGGCAGTGGCGGTGGAACTGCAAACTTCCTGCGTGCTGATGGCACATGGAACATTCCACCGGGCTCCACAAACCTTTCTTATACGGCTAGCGCAACTGAAGGCACGGTCAATTCTGACACCGGCGGTAATGCCACGGTTCCACTTGTCACCGGAAGTGATGCCGGCCTGATGGCGCCGGGAGACAAGACAAAACTTGACGGTATTGCACCCGGTGCAGAAGTAAACGTAGACACCGATCTTTCTTACACAGCTTCAACTCGCGAGCTGGCATCGTCTACCGGCAACAATACGACACTGCCGTTGTTTGATACGGCAAGCACAGATGCGGGCTTGGCGCCGGGCAGTAATAGCGCTGGCGCTACTTCCTATTTGGACGGCACTGGTAACTGGAGCGTTCCAGTAGGCACCACCAATCTTGGTTATACAGCTGCACCTTCTCAGGGCACCGTTACTTCTGACACTGGTACTGACGCAACAGTGCCGGTATTTGATTCAACGAATGCTGGCCTGGTTGGCGGCAGTGGTGGCGGCAGCACAAACTTTCTTCGCGCAGACGGCACTTGGCACGCACCACCAGGCGTCATGGCTGGTGCAGACACTCAGGTCCAATTCAACGACAACGGTGGCGCTGGCGGCGACACCGGCCTGACCTTCAACAAGACCACCAACGAACTTACCGTTGGCGTCAGCAATGCCGACCCTGGCACTGCAACGGTCAAAGGCGACCTCAACCTCGACAGCGGCGGCATTTTATCGACCACAATTCAATCGGTCACCCCAACCGCCAACCGCACGATCAGCTTCCCAGACCAAACCGGCACCGTCGGCCTTGTCTCTGGAGCAACCGGCAACATCCAGTACAACAACGCCGGACAACTGGCAGGCACCGCAGATCTAAATGTAGAGCTGGACTGGGCAGTCACTACAACTGCTTATACCGGACTTCGGGTAAACGTAAATGATAATGGTGGCAACTCAAATGCCAACACAAGCATTTTTGATCTGCAAAAGAACGGAACTTCCCTTTTTAGAATTCTCGATACTATTCCCCAGTACGCTGATGATGCGGCGGCTGGAACTGGTGGTTTGACTACCGGGGATGTTTACGTCACATCCGCAGGTTCTCTCCAAATTAAGCTCTGATGGACACCCTCACCGTTACGATCACCGACACCCGCACGATTGACGGCCTGATCTTTGCCGCCAATAGCGCCAAGCTTTCGCCCGAGGATTACGCCACCTGGCTCCTCACGCAAGACGGCAAACGCTACGCCGACGCCAACAGCTACGGCATTGTGACCAGCGCTGGTTTCTTCGCACGCTTCACTCCCACCGAGTATGCCAACATCCTGGCCGCATCAGTAGACACCACCGTGGTGCCTGATCCGATTGGTGGCGTACCTACTGCAGCAGAACAGCAGGCATACGACGACGCGGTTGCCAAGTTCATGGCAATCCCGGATCCCACGCCAGACGATATTGCCGAGTACGAAGCAGCAGTTGCCGCTTACAAGGCAGCTTGCACGCCTGATAACCAAGCCGAGATTGAAGCAGCTGAAAAGCAAAACGCTGATGCTGCTGAGATTAAAGCGTTGATTGACGAGCTTACTGCAGCAGAACGTGTGGCACTTGATGACCAGCGCGTGACTGATGCACTGGCTCTCTTGGTACAACGCAATTTACTTGCTCCTGATCGTCCTGCAGAGATCGTGAAGTATGACCGCCCGTTTCCTGAAGTGAATGGAGCAGCGTAATGAGCCTTGTTTGGAAAGGTGACTTTGCCGGCCTCCCCGGCAAAGTGGTTCTTGCAAAGGACTATATCCACGGTCCTGCTGACCCTGATGTTGCTGCATACATTGCTGCGGTTGAAACAGCAGATAATCAAGGTCTTGAAGAAGAAGTAAAGGTTGCGTACTCAGATTTTATTTTGGGCTGCAAAGCTGATGGCATCTGGGATGCTATTAAAGCATCTTGTATCCTTGCAGGTGCTAGAACTCTGAGTGGTGCACTGGTGCCGTTGAAAGGCAGTGCTCCTACTAATAATGGCCCGTTTACTGCATCAGATTACAACAGAAGAACTGGCCTGCTTGGCAATGGGAGCACAAAGTATTTAGACACCAATCGGGCCAACAACGCTGATCCGCAAAACAGCAAACACGTCTCAGTTTATATCACAGAAGCGGACCCAGTTAATAGTCGCATGGTATTTGGCTCAGATAGTTTAGGTACTTCTGGTGGTACATCAGTCCTCATTGCGCCAGCTACTCCTAGGGTAATACCTAGGGCAAACTGCGGTGGATCTGGTGGAATTGTTAACGGTTTGACTGCGGATAACTCCTTTGTTGCAGTTGACAGGAGCGTTTCAAATCTTTTTGTTTTTAGACACAATCAAACTAGCTCTGATGTTATCTACACATCCCAGACCCCAACAAGCAATAACATCCTAATTTTTGCTAGGCCCGGCCCCTCGAATGTTTCATCTGACCGGATTGCTTTTTATTCAATTGGTGAAACCCTACCCAACGATCTGGTTAGCTCCGGGCTAGAGCTTCTCGATGCTCGTGTATCTACACTTATCACAGCCATTGGAGCTGCAATCTAATGACTTGGAAAACAACCAACACCGCCAAAGGCGACAACAAGCTGTATTCAGATGCTAAGGGCGTGGTACCGAGCCTGGACCTGCGCTTTGCATCACAGAAGAATTTAAATGATTATATGACGGGTCAGAACTTGATTACGTTCAGCCGTCCTGTAGGTACTAACCAAAGTCCTGGTACCTATGTAGATGAGAACGGAATTATTCAACTATCAAGTGCTGACACACCACGCTTCGACCACAACCCAACCACTGGTGAGAGCCTTGGGTTGTTGATTGAGGAGAGTAGAACAAACCTGTTCCCTTATAGTCAAGAGTTTAGCCTTGCAAATTGGGGTTTTACAGGCGCCGTTCCATCTTTAAATGTTTTGAATGCGCCAGATGGTACTTTGACTGCAGACAAAATTACTGAAAATCTTACAACTGGAACCCATCAAACATTTAAAACTGTTGCAGTCTCAAACACTCCTCACTCTTTTAGCGTATTTGCAAAAGCTTCTGGGCGCACTCAAATTAGGATGGTGCTTTTTGATGGAGCTTCCTCAAGAACTGCTTTTTTTGATCTTTTAACAGGAGCAACAAGTGGAGAACTGTTTGCTACTGCTTTAACTGAAGAGCTTCCAAATGGCTGGTGGAGATGTGTTTTAACTTTTACGCCAGTTGCAACTTCTTCTGCGTTAGCTTTAATTAGATTAGTTGATGAAAATGGTTCAGATCAATATACTGGAGACAATACATCAGGCGTTCTTCTATGGGGCGCCCAACTAGAAACAGGAGCCTTCCCAACCTCCTACATCCCAACCACCGGCACCGCATTAACACGGTCGGCGGATATGGCGACTATTAGTGGAAGTAATTTTAGTAGTTGGTATAACCAGAGTGAGGGCACATTTTTCACCAACCTAGGCAGCCAAGGACTCGGTTTACCTGCAAGAATCCAAGCAATCGAAACTGGTACAGGCAATAGGATACAGTTAAGAGATGGGCAAGCGTATTGCTTCAATGCCACACAACAGTTTTATCTTTTTTATTCTTCTGCTCTTAAAGAAGCTTTTGCCTTTAGTGGCAGCTCTACAAGTGTTGCGAATAGCGGGACTATCGTTGCAACTGCTGGCACTGCGAATTTACCAAATTGCTCAGAGCTTGAACTTGGATCTAGATCTAATTTAGACTACTTGAACGGCACCATCTCCCGCCTAACCTACTTCCCGGAACGCCTCCCTGACGCAACTCTTCAAGCCATCACCGCCACATAATCCGCTAGTATGCGCGAGCAATCTTTTTCGAGAGATCGCAAGCGTCCGTAGAGTCCGGCTGCGGCGAGGTTGGCACCGCGTGAGGACCAGCTACCGGACACCCTATTTACCTCAAGTAAACGGTCCCGGATCGCGGCCTGTCATAACCACCGCAACAGCCCTGCGGTAAAAAGAACAGTCCGTTTTACCTGACTTTTCGAGAGCGGCCTTTACTTTGGCCCAGTTTTCGCGTGTACGCTCGTCCATCAGTACGTCCACTCCGCAGCGGCTCTTACTCCGGCGCCTGGCACAAACCCACCGCCGCCACGGCAATCAAGGTGAATAAACCCCCGAGAACGTCCATCGCCTAGTCCACCCGTCCACCTAACACGAATCCACCGGTAGAAGCTTTCTAGATTGCCGGTAA